CATCCTTCAGGGCCGCCCGGGTGAGTTCTTGGATTGTGTACTGCGCACGGTCAACGCTTGAAATGAACTCAATACCGTCTTTTTTTATCTTGGTTACGCTTTTAGGCATTGGCACGGTTGACCACCCCCTGGCAAACAAGCTCCGTCAGCTCGCCGTCTTTGTCATAGATCCTGATGATGTCATAGATCTTGCCGTTATATTTGAGCCTGGTCTCGCCATTGTACTCAATGGTCCTTACCACGAACATGAGTTCAGGACGAAGGCCGGTTGCTGCCGCCTGGTAAAATTCTGACTGACGGATTGACTGTTTGTCAGCGAACACTTCACGCTCAACCGGTGTTTCGATAATATCGCCCATATCATTTTCAGTGACAGTAATGCTGATAAGCTTCACAACATCTCTAAACAGCATCTTCCGTCACCTCCGCATATTCCTGCGACAACGCCAGGTGACATTTAAGCATATCATAAGACTGCTGCAGCTTTTCCGCGTCCGGATTATTCCAGCCAAAATGTGCTTTAACGTATATCGTTATTGCCCTTTTTATGAGTGGGTCTAAAACTTCAATTTCAATCGGCTGAGGTTCTGGTTCCTCGTCCGTTGGCTCCGGAGTAAATGTTTCTGTTACTGTTTTGTTAACATTCACACCAGATAAAGCTAAGTCACTCTGTGCGGCTGAAATAAGGTCGGTTATTTCGCTGTCAAAAGCTGTATTGCTTATACGTAATGCTGTTTTTACATCATCAATTAGTGCCATTGTTTATCACCCTTTTAATTTAAAGGAGAGATTAGGCTTGCCCTCCTGGTTTTTCTTTCATCTTGATGAATGCATCTGATAGAGCAATATCGCAGTCGAATATTGCAGTGCCCCTGAAATCAATAGAATTGTTCAGGAAACCAGATTGTGTACTGGATTCAACAAGCACATCCTGTGCAAGGTTTCCGACAACCTTTTTGTAGTTTCCAAAGTACATTACGCCGTCAGTAACTTTGTCGGATAACAACACAGGGAAGCCCATAATTCTGAACTGAATTCCGTTTACCATGTCTTTTACAAGTATAGGTTGCCCACTGCTGTCCTTAATTTTCGCTAACATCCCATACAGGAATTTGCTGTTGCACAGGAATTTTGCTCCTGCATGGTACCTCTGCGGCAGCAGTGCAATCATATCCATGACATCATCAAATGTCGGACTGCCTCCATTTGCGTATTCAATCGCATTTACACCCTCCGTCCAATCATTTGCCTCCTCGATGCCTTTCGGCGCGGATTGACCGCTACCGTTGATTATGTCGTTCTCAAGTGCAACCGCTATGTCCTCGGCCAGCATGTCGGTAAGCCAGCCCTCAAATGCGTTGATTGACATGGTCTGCACAGTTTTGCTTATGCGGATGACTTTAATTCGCTCATAACCAGCAAGCTCAACATATGAAAGAGAATCGTTTGCAGGATCTACAGGAGTGTTTTCGGCATGTGCTGCAGCGGCACCTCTTGCACCTTGGAAGGCAAACTTGACGTTACCTGCAACCCTTAGCAATGTAATTTCATTCAGCATTGGGGCTATCTTAGTCATCTTGTCAAATAGAATGTTCGCTGTCTGTGTTGGAATAACTGCCTCGGCGCTGCCAGTCGCACTTGTATATGCCCTTTCTTCAACCTCGGTCAGATTCTTGCCAAGAAGCTTCTTTAAAAACGCGCTTCTATATTCGGGAGCATCCAACACGGTGTCCTTGCTGAATTCCTTTTTCCTTTCCTCGGGCTTCGGGAGAAAATCATTGATTACGCTTCCTGCACCATCGGAAATGTCGTCAATGATTTTTTTCCTTTTCTCTACCTGTTCAAGGAGCCTTTTCCTTTTCTCTGTCAATTCCTTTACTTCCTTTTCCAGAGCATCAATGTCTGCATCATCTTTTTGAAGTTCGGTTTTTATTTCGGCCAATCTTTTTTCAATTTCTTGTAATCTGTTCATAGTTATACCTCCATATCAATTTTAATTTTGAGTATTTTTTTGCGCCGCTCTAACGACTCCCGTTTCTCAGCTTCAATCACTCCGTCGAGCCAAGAACGAGCGGATATTTCAGTGTCGCCGTTTGCCGGTATGGAAACAGCAGACACATCATAAACCTTTTTGATTTTTGTGATTGTCCTGGTCCTGGTTTCCCGGTTATATTTGTCTTCAGCAACTGTGAACGCCCAGGACATTTTAGTTATCAGTCCATTACGTATTTCTTCATAAAGCTCTTTCGCCGCCTGCGACTTTGATAAATCGGCAAAAATAAAAAGCCCATTATTAGTAGGCTCTAGTCCCAATGTTCCATTTGACAATCTTGCAAGCACTTTGCCTTGATGGTCGTATTGCATTATTACG